GGTTCGCGGCTTCGTCGCCTTTCAGGTACTTGGCGTGCATGAGCGCATTTGCACCCTTCGCCGGGTTCGCGGTGTCGTGGATGGTGATGTATTTCGGTCCGGTCAGTTTGGTTCCCGGACGGTTTCGGCGACCAACAGGGATGAAGTCCTGGATGATGTTCATTTCGTATCATCCCCCTTCTGTCCCGGCGGCTCGACCGCCTTCCGCTGCATCTGGCCGGCGGCCGCCGCGACGAGGAAGCCGTTTGCGATGGCGAGCACATACACGCGCCAGTCGGCCGGATCGGCACCGAGCGCAAGCTGCGCGGTGATGAGTACCGCGCCGGCAACGATCACGGCATAGAGATCCGTCGGCAGCCAGCGGGCTGCCAGCCGGTCGATCAACCCCTTCGTGTACTGCACCACGAAATAGGTCAGCAGAGAGGCGCCCCCCATCGCGGAGAGCGCTTCCCAGGTGAAGAGTTGGTTTTCCATTTTTCATTCCGCCTCCAATCGATCGATCCGTTTGTGTGCCTGCTTTGCCGACTCTTCGACGCGAGTAACACGCTCAGTGAGTTCGTCGAACCGCTTGCCCTGAACACGCATTTCGTATCTCAGATCATCAACGCCGCGAGCAATGTAATTAACGTTGGCACGCAGCTCGCCGTCCTCCGCCCCGTCCTGCCGCACGGCCCGTGCCCGGCCGAGCCAGCCGAGCACGATGCCGCTGATTGCGGCGGCAGCGGATACAATGATAGTCCAGTCCAGAATGACCACCCCCAAATGAAAAGGCCCCGCTTGTGTTCCGTATTTATCCTCCCTGCAATAAAAAAACAGAACCATTGTAACGCAAAGTGTAAATGAAACCGGCTTTTAAATTTCCGGGTTGAACATCTGTTCCGTCTTGCCTTTTGATCGATTTCGCCTCTTCTGCACCAACCGTCAAACGTGAAGGTCCCGTATTATCCACGGGTATTTTGACAGCTATTGCCAATCCTTCAATTAGCGGTGTGTCGGCAAGACCAAAATCTGATAGGTCAACAAAATAATTGTCCGCAGTTCCCCAGGCAGGAGAATAGTACACGTGGCAGGGATACACATTTATATCATCGCGTTTATGAATCTCTAAGGATGAAGCGACCCGGTCTATATCATGTTTCCGCGCCACGTCGTCCTCCTCAGCCGGCGCGGCAGCTTTGAACCGACCTGCCGGGTCCCGCTGAACCAGCGTATTCGGCGTGGCCGCGCTCGTGGCGCCGTGGACGCTGGTGGTGGCATCCATGTGCGCCTTTGCCGTCTCAAGAGTAGTCGCCGGTGGCGTGCGCCAGTTCGATTTTCCGGTGATCGACTTGATCATGTTCGCCAGCCAGCCCAAAATAGCCGTCAGCGTTCCGGAGTTTCCCGACGGTGCCGATGTGTCGCTGATCGTTCGATCGCCGATCTTTTCATCCGTTACTGAGCCGGCAGCCAGCTTCGCCGCAGTCACACTGCCGTCCGGATGATCAAGCACCTCGGCCGTGCGGTGATCGTTCATGTCCTTCAGCGTCGCAAAGACGAGCGATTGATCGATGACAGCCGTTACATTCGGCGCTTGTCCAACGACCACAACGCTGTCAATGTGCTTCTCCACGACATCCGGCCCGCCGCCGGGCGGGATATATTCGGCGTTGGACCCGGCGTTCGCATACGCATAGAGGATTTCGCCATCATCCGGGTCCACGGCGAATATCCCAATCTCGCGGAAATAAAAACCGGACGTGAGGTCGCGGTTGGTCAGCACGGCACCGATCACGGCCCGCCCCTGTCCGAGTACCCGCAGCTTCGTGATGTCCAGGCTTATCTTCTCGCTGATGAGGCTCGTCAAATTCGCAATCGGTTGACTTCCAAGGACACCATCTCCGATCGCAACACGTGTATAACGCAGCTCAGCGCCCGCCTGTGCCTTCATCTGGAGGGCAATACCCTTATTCGTCAAAACCAATCCTCCGAACGCGCCCATGCTCCCCCTCCTATACCGTCATGAATTCACCGATATGCAGCGGCATGCCAATGTACATTTGTAGCGTGTCCGTCATCGTGATCTCGATCGCTTCCAAATGAGCCGAGATGCGGCGTACCGAATCAAGCGTTGCAAGGAATTTCCCGGCGTCTTCGGCGGTCACAGCAGCATTCGAGGTGATTACCTTGAATCTTCCCGGCTCGCCGCCGTATTCGAACCATTCTTTGATTTCGCCATCGCCGAATACCTCCTGGATCAACTCCCGAACGGCCGAGGCCGTCCCTTTGCGATGGTGCCACGCGAGCGAGTTTTTGACCAGTTGGCGCTTTTGTTCAATCGGGAGCGCCGGGTCATAGAAATCGACGTGATACTGCCACGCCAGCTCGTCGATCCAACGTTCAGGCAGCGCATCCAAGTTCGCCTGGATCGTCACGCGCGGGATGAGCTGCGACACCTTCCGAATCTCACCGTCGAGTGCTTCAGCTGCCGCTCGGATCGTCGGATCTTCGCGCAGATTCGGAGGCACCAGGTCAATCAGTTTGACGCCCGCAATCTCAATCACTTTCAAGCCCCCCGTACACGACATTGACGGCGCTGGCGACCGCGACATCTGTATCGGGAACAACCGTGTATGTCGGCGACGTCACGGCGACTCGTCGCGCACCGGCTTGCATCACACGACGGATAAGCTCAGACGGGTTGAGATCGCGGCCAATCTTGGATTTTTGCCACAGTACGTAATTGGCCACGGCCTGATCGACAGCATGCTGGATCTCGGTCGCCGACGCCGCGTTTTCCGTGTCAATCCAATAGATCAGATCGACGTCATAGGAGTGCACGGCCGGCGCAAGGACCGTAACGTAATCCGTGAGCGGGCGTACCCGGTCGTCGCTCAGCACGTCTTCCACTTGCTGCAGCACATCGCTCGTCGGCAGCTCGCCGCCGGCCATGAGTACCCGGATTTCCACTTCGACGGGCGCCGGTGAAAGGACGTGTACGTCAATGATGCCGGCGTTCGCTGTTCGGGCCCAATACTCATATGCTCCGCGCGGGCCAGCGACGGAAAACCGTTCCGGAGCAGCGTAGATGCGCTCCCGGTAGGCATCGTCCGTCTCCTCTTCCGCTCCTCCGGCGCTCTCCGTCGTGTTCACCACGCTTGCAACAAACGGAATCGGGTCGACGAGCAGATTGATCTGACCCGGCAGAAACCCGTTCCCGGCCGTTCCAGATTCCGTACACTCCGCCGCCACATCGACGGAGACTTCGCCAGGAGCAATTTCCGCCACGTCCGTCGTCGCGAAATAGATATTTCCTCCCGGACTGACGCGGGTTCCGGCCGGAATCGTCACAGCCTCGGATCGTGGCACCGACAGCGTGAAACGTACTGTCGTCAGGGCAGGCGATGCCGGCAGCCTCGGCGTCTCCACGCGCGCGCCGAGGTGATCGAGCATCTTTCCGCGCGCATACCGCAGCAGATTTTGCTTCGCGGCATCGTTGATCAGCACGCGCTGTTGAACGATCAGGCTCGCGATGGCAGAAAGAAAAAGCCGTACCGGGTCGCCCGGGTACAGCTTTCGGCCACTGATCGCCTCATAGGTCGTGATGATGTTGTTATGAATAGCCTCCGGCTCCGTGTCGATGAGTTGAATGTCCGGCAACTCGTTCAGGCTCATAATGCTTCGCCCCCTTCCTTCAGCCGGAATCGGACAATCGGCGTAAGCTGACCCGTCATATGATCGGCAGCATAGGTCACGGCCGTCACCTCGACGCGTGGTTCATGCTGCTGGATCGCCTCGACGATGCGAGCTGTCAGGCGTGCTTGTGCGACGGGGATCGCTGTATCGAGGTCGGCAAAGTCCACTCCAAATCCGCGGTCGAGCGGAACGCTGCCCTGTGCCGTCGTGATGATCGTACGGAGATTCTGCAGGATCTCGTCCATCCCGCTTGCCGCGAAATTGACCGCCGCAGGCTCGACCGATACGGAATATTCCACGCCCATCCACCCCCTCAGGCATACTCTTTCAGCTGTACTTCCGCCCCGGCGGCCAATAGCCGGCCGGCATTGTCGAACACATCCCAGGTCTGGTCAACGGATTGGATGTACCATTTCCCCGTGCCGAAGGGCAAGCCGCCGATGATGAGCGGTGCGACTACCCCTTCCCTGCACATTCTCGTTAATCGAGCTACTTCGTTCCGAGGGTGAACGCCGAATCGAGCATCAAAGTACATGAAGAAGCTGATTTCGTCTTGACCAGGGCCGAGAAATTGCGATTTTGGATACTGGCCATACACCTCATGCGTCGCCCACCGGGCGGAGCTGGAACGCCGGAAATCCCGGAAAGTCCTGAGCTGCTGCGTCGAGGCGATGAAAACGAGATCGCCGAACGTACCGATCATGAACTTCCCACCTTTCCGAGGCAAAAACCGTTCTCAAGCCCGGAATCGACGAACGCGCAGAGCACCATGTCGTCGACGCTCGGCAAGCCAGCGGTGCCGCTGAAAGGCTGAACGATCGGCAGCCAATCTGTGACCAGGTTGTCCTGGTCGGGTATGACGGCCCGGATTGCCATGCGCACTGCATCCACGCTGGACACGATGCCAATCCTGATGTTTCCCGCCATCAGTACCCCAGCACCTTTCGCAATTCAATTCTCGTGGTGTACCCGGACTGGTTGACCGTATGGCGGGCCGCCTCCACAATATACACAGCATCAAACGCGCCAAACCCGGACAGCTCCACCGTTACACCCTGAACCAGCATGTAATCGCCCATCAGCTCCAGGGTCGCGCGCTGAGCGTCTTTGTTCGCCTGTCTCAGAGCGGCGCGCGCCTTTCGGTTTGCTTCCGCCACGGAGGTCACTCTCTCGTTCAGCTTTAGCGTCGGCCCAGTGGCCCCGGGGATTTTGAACGACCCACGGATCGTCTTCTTTTTCGAATCCGTGTAGGTAATCTCACATGACGCGTATGACGAGCCCACTGTCTGTACATCGAACGAATAGCTGAGGATGTCGCTTTCGCCGCGTACGATTTTCCGGACCGGCTTTTGTACCTCGTACTTCTTTTCATCGAACAGAACGATGGTGTCGTTCGTGATTTTCAGCGCTCCGCCTTCTCGTTCCACCTGCTCGCTCAAAAATGCAAGATCCGTCTCTTCCGACTGGCTGATCCGATCGTAGGTAACTTCCGGCATCTCGTAGAGCAGTTTCAATCCGGCCGCTTTCGCAATCTGATTCGCAATCTGGCGGAGGGTCACATTCTCCCAGGACCGCGTGCGCGTTTCGTTCTTGAGCGACGAATTACCTGGGTAAGAAACGGCTTGAATGGTGATCTCGTCGGGATCCGGGCCCGTGTAACTGATTGAATCCACATCAAAAGTGCCGCATTCCAGCCGGCGATCGATCCCCTCAAAATACCAATCCTTGAGCTCGATAGTCGCTCGCACCCGGTCGCCGCGCCGCGGCATCCAGCTGCTCCGCCATCGTCCGTCCGGATCGGCCAACGTGATCTGCAGATTGTCCGCCCTACCGTTCCCGGAATCCGTGTACGACAGCGAAACCAGAAAGGGCGCAATATCCTGTGAGATATCCGCGCCCTCATAAATCAGATTCACGCTTGCCTGCCTCGGCATCACGACATCCTCCTCCACGGCGGAAGTTCGGAGGCCGGATGCTCCTGCAGCTCCGGCACCTGAAGCACGACGCCGGCGCCGAAAATCACGGTCCGCATATGCTCAGGGTTCGCTTCCATGAGTCGAACTAACTGTAACGAGGAACCATACAGTTTATGGGCGATGCTGTCCCAGGTATCGCCTTGGATTGTCGTGTACTCAGCCACCGAAGCTCAGCCTCCTTTCCTCCCGTACGAACCGCTCCATAAGCGCGCGGAACTCCTCAAACGAAATCCGTACGGCCTCGCGAACCCGCGTCTCGACGCCGGAACCGCCGCCGGATACAGAGATATTTGGCGAAAACGTCACCTGTAGGACAGGTTGTTCACGATCACCGCCGATCAGCCGGTTCGCCAAATCCAGCAGTTGCCTCGATCGAGGACTTTCCTTCAGCGGTATGGCGATTTCCGGGCCGGCCTCGCCGAAGATGGCCGGTTGCGTCGTGATGCCGCCCTCTGCATACTGCCGCATCGAGCCGAACGAAGGAAGATTGAATTGCTGCCGAATGGACTCCGGCACTCCGGTGATGCCGCGAGATTGGTCGAACAGGACTTCGACATTGATTTTCTTTGATGTCGGCAGCTCATTCAATTTTCTGTTGAGTTCGTCTACCGCGATCAGCGCTTCGTCGAACCGCTGCTTTTCAGCCTCCGTCAGATCGTCGTATTTTTTCGCCTGCTCCTCGAGCGTCCCGCCGAGGTCCATTTCGATCAGCTTCAACTGGGCGTCATACAGCGCCTGAA